GCAGCGCATCGTCCACGGCCGCCGCCGAGCCCGTGGAGGTGGTCTTGCTGCCGGTCACCGGGCGCCCGCTGTCCACCGTGCGGGCGTCGTCGAGCCGGGTCTCCCCGGCAGCCGTGAACGGGCGAGCCTCCCCCGTATCGCCCGCGGTGCCGAAGGCCGCCTGCTTCGTCGCGGTCAGCCGCAGCGCCGCATCGAGGCCGCCGGCGGAGCCGACCGGTGCCGACTTGGCCGCCGTGACCGGTGCCGCCACCGTCTGCTCCAGTGCCGTACCCGGCACCAGGGCGCTCGCGTGCTCGACCGCGCCGGCCGCCGTGCCCTCCCGGGCCTGGCCGACCGGAGCTGTGCGAGCGTGTCCGGCCGGTCCGGCCGCCGACTGCTCGATGGCCGGGCCCAGCTCGGCGTCCCGCGAGACGGTGAGCCCGCTGGCCGCATCCGTAGCGCGCGCTGCGGCCAGCTGGCGGGCCTTGGCGGCGCTCACTGGCACGGCATGCTGCGCCTCGGCGGCCACGGCCAGAGACCGGGCCTTCGCGGCGCCGTACGGGGCCGCCCCCGCGGTCTCGGTGGCCGTGCCGAGCGGCACCACCACGGAGGCCGGGGCCACGTTGACGTCGTCGAACTCGGCCAGGTTCGGGGTGCCGTCGTCGCGGTGCGCGATGAGCTGCACCTGGAGGTTCGGGTCGGACACCCACGCCGGGGCGGCCACCGTGCGGCGGATCGTCCAGGTCGAGTTGTCCGGGCTGGTCTCCCACAGGAGATCCGCGCCGGCCTGCCGGATACGCAGGTAGGCGTGCGCGACCGGATCGTACGGAATGGCCGTGTACTCCTGGTCCGCGTAGCCGACACGCAGCGCCATGCCGAGCGTGTCCGCCACGGCGTTGTGCTCGATGACGACGTCGGTGCCCGGGGTCGTGGTCTGGATGAGGACCTGCGTCCAGCACGCGAGGAGCGAGTCGCCGAGGGCCGCCGGATACATGCGGCAGGAGACGTGCGACTCGCGCAGGGTGTAGATCTTCGCGGAGGCGTACGCCGCGTAGTCCAGGCCGCACGGCACCTGCGCCCGGCCGCCAGCCTCCGTGACACCTCCGTACGACTCGGGCCACAGGACCGGGTCCACGATGCCGTCGTCGAAGTCGTCGACCAGGTCGGCCGTGGGCGTGGCGATGCGTCCGGCCAGCGGTCCGGCCGTGTCCCGCTCGCGGGCGGGGCCGAGGGTGCGGTCGTCGACCACCACGTCGTCGAAGTCGATGTCGGCGATGGCCGGGTTGATGATGCCGAAGCGGGCGTACCGGCCGCCGCCCAGGACGCTGCTGGTGCGGGTGGCCCACAGGACGCCGTCGAGGCGGGCCTTGATGATGCCCGCGGCGTCGTCGTAGTACATCTCGACCAGGTGCCACTGGCCGAGCGTGAGCGGCGCCGATGCGGTGCCGGTGGTGCCGCCGGACAGGGTCGGGATGAGCGTGAGGTTCGGCTGCAGCTTGATGCAGTAGAAGCCCGACACGGTGGTCGGGTTGAACGACCACGCCATGATCGCGGTCGTCGCCGACGGGGCCGCGTTCACCCGCACCCACGCGCGCAGGTGCACGCGCGCTGTCGGGGTGTCCGTCGGGTAGATCTGCTTGGTGATGCTGGCCTGCACAGTGGTGGCCGTGGTGCAGGACAGCGACGCCGCGCCCTGCCGGGGCGCGGTCGTGTCGAAGGAGACGGTGCCGTTGGTGACGTCCCACGTCGTCGTCTGCGAGTCGAAGGTCTCGGTCCACAGCCTCACGGCACCGCCCCCTTCCTACGCGGCGTTCTCCGAGACGGCGATGCCGCCCGCACCCACGCTCGCGGTGATCGACGTGCCGTCCGGGGTGACCGCGAAGTCGTGCATGGTCAGCGGGACGAGCGCGCTGTCCGCGCTGGCCCCGGTGGGGTCGTAGACGATGACGATCTTCCCCGTGGGGTTGCCCGTCGCGTCCGTCCACACCAGATCCCCGGCCGTCCAGCTGGCCTTGTTGCCGACGTCGTCCACGGTCACCGTGACCCCGGTCAACGCCTTTCGGCCCATCGTCACCTGCTCGTTCGATGCCCCGGCGAGGAGCGCGGCGAGCGTGTCGTAGTCCTGAAGCGCGTCATCGCCCTCCAGCCCGGCCGCCTCCAGCACCACCGCCCGCAGCACCGCGCCCCCGGTCCCGGCCTGGGCCTGCGCCGCGTAGTACACGTGGCGGCCCTTGCCGATGTTCGTCACGAGATCAGCCATGCGGCCTCCCTCCTATCGACATGCGAGAGGGAGTCCACCATCGGGCCTCCCTCTCTCGCAACGAACTCAGGCGGGCTGCTCGCCGTACTTGGCGATCAGCATGTCCTTCGTCAGGGACGGGATCTCCGCCCGCTCCTCGTCCGAAACAGCGCGGGCCAGGGCGTACTCCACCCACGCGTCCTTGGAGGCCGACTTGGCCGGCGGGTCTCCGGCCTTCTCCTGCTGCTCCGCGAACTCGGCCTCCGTCTCGGCCTGCGCGCTCTCGGTGTCCGTGAGCGCGGTAACGGGAGAGGTCTGCGGTCGGGAAAGGACGCCGTCCGGGCGGGCCGGGCCCGGCTTCTCGTCGTCGGCCAGGCGCTCCCAGTTGGGGAGCATCTCCAGGCGGGCGTCCTCGTACTCGCGCTCGACGACGTCTCCGGTGTTGTGGTTGCGGTAGCGGATCATCAGGCGTCAGCCCCCTTCAGGAGCACAGCGCGCTGGGCATCCAGCGTCTTCGTGCCGTACAGGCAGTCCACGGAGATGATGGTCTGCTTGTACTTGATGTCGTAGTCGTACATGACCCGCAGGCCGAAGCCCTTGTAGTTCATGATCGCGCCGTCCTGGGCGCCCGGGGGGACGTCCAGCGTCCGAGTCACCAGCGCGAACGCCGACCGGTGGAACGCGACACCCACCTCGGTGGTCGGCTCGCCGACGGCCGGCGTCTCAGCCGGCTGCTCGACGTTCTGCGTCCAGTACGGATCGAAGCCGAACAGGCGGCGGCCGATGTACGCCTCCCGCAGCGCCTCGGTGCTGCCGCTGGTGTTGACCTGCTTCAGCACCGGCGAGTCCAACCAGTTGCCGTTCGTGGTCGGGCCGACCACCGCGGCCCGGTCCGTCGTCGGCACCTTGGCCAGGTTCAGGACGGTGCCGGCGTCGATCAGGACCTCCGGCTTGTCCAGGGTGCGGTTGGCGGCCTGGCCAACCTCCTGGGTGATGTCGGAGCGCAGCGCCAGCAGGTCGCGATCGATCTTCTGGGTGATGGCCTCCATCATCGGGTCGAGGAGCTGCTCACCGAAGTCCTGGATCTCCAGCTGGAGCTGCTCGGTGGTGACGGTCGCGGAGACGTCCGCGAAGTGGTTGAGGGTGACGGGGACGCCGGACTCGGTGGCGTTCTGCGGGACGACGCCCGTGGCCCGGTTGAACTCCGAGGCGGTGAACGTCGCGGGCTTGCGCACCGTGATGGTGTCGCCCTGCTTGCCGCGGAAGTCGGACTCGAAGTCCCTGTGCACGAGCTGGGCCATGACGGTCGTCTCGTACAGGGTGGCGAGCGCCCTCGTGGCGATGATGTCAGGGGTCAGGAAGGTGTTGGCCACAAGGGCCTCCCATCAGGGTCGGAGGCTCAGGAGCGCGCCTTGCGGCGGGCTTCGCGCTGGGCCTCGATCGTGTTCTTCGTGGCGGGCTTCTCGGAGCTGCCGGAGAAGTCGCCGCTGGTACGCGCGGGCGCCTGGCCCTGCGCCTTGAGCTTCGGGTTGTCCGCGACCGCGGCCTTGATGGCGGCGGACACGGCCTTCGCGAACCCCTCGTCGGACGGGTCGAGATCCTTGATCGAGGACAGGAACGCCCTGCTGTCGGTGAGGGCGTCCGGATCGGCGCCGTGCTTCCCGGCGCTGCGGTAGATCGCCAGCTCGACGGCCGTCTCCCGGTGCGCCGCCGTGGCGCGCTCGATCTCGGCGGTGAGCTTCGCCGGGTCCGGCGCCTCGTCCTTGTCGTCCTTGATCAGGCCGAGTGCCCGGCCCATCTGCTGGACCAGTTCGGCCTTGGCCTCCTCGGCGGCGTTCTTCTTCGCCGTGGTGCGGGCCTTCGCGGCGTCCGCGTTGGCCTGCTTCAGCTCCTTGCGGAGCCGCTCCAGCTCGGCCGCCGGGTCCTCGTTGGCCTTCTTCGCGGGCGGCTTCGGCTTGGCCTTCTCGTCCTTCGCCTTGTCGTCGTCCTGGCCGTCGTCGCCGGTCCCGCCGGCGTCGTCCTGGTCGTCGTCGGCTCCGGTGCCGTCACCGTTGTCGCCGCTGTCGGATCCGGAGTCGTCTCCGTCCCCGCCGTCGGCGTACAGGTACGGCGCGAAAGGGCCGTGGCCGTAGGGGTGTGCCCAGCCAGCGCCAGCGAGGGCGAGGCGGGGAAGGGTTCGCTTGGGCATGCGTGCACTCCTGGTGCGCGTCGGGATGTTCGGCCCCGCGCCTGGCGGGGGTTGTGCGATCCGGCCCGCGCCTGGCGGGCGGAGGTCTGTTGTCAGTGGGGGGCGCTAGCGTGCGGTCATGGAAAAGACCGACGAGCAGCTGCTCGACTTCGACAAGTCCCGCCTTGCTGACTGGAACCCGGAGAGGGCGGACGCCGCTCTCGCGGGTGAGCACGGGGCGCTGTACCGCAACCATCTGGAGATCGCTCAGTGGATTGATGGGTGGGTGGAGCGTATGGAGGAAGGGCGCGAGGCAGCGTCCGCCCCCGAGTTCCAGGACGGCTTCGTGCAGGGGGTCCGCGAGATCGCGGCGCACCTGCGGCAGACGGACCTGCTCCCCGACGGCGTGATACTCAAGGACGCCTAGCGTGCGGTCGTGAGCTGCTCGCGGTGACGCTTGCGAGACAGACCAGTCTCCGCGACCAGCTCACGCACCCGCGCCTGATACGCGCGCACCCGCGCCCGCGTCACCGACCGCCGAGCGTCATCCATCGCGGCCTCCTCCAGCCGCTTCCACTTCCGGATCTGCCGCTCGTAGTACCGCTGCCGCTGCGAGTCCTCGTACGTCCCCCGCGACGGCTGCGCCTTCGGCACCCGAGAGACACCCGGCAGGTACGCACTGACCGTGTGCCGGCAGTTCGGATGCATCAGCCCCGCCGCCCGCGCCTCCGGCAGCGACCCCGCCACCCTGACGGTGACCATCTCGCCGTCCTCCGTCGCGTGCTCCACCTGCACCGCCCGCGCCCCAGGCTGCCCCGTCCTCGTGAGAATCTTCCGCTCCCACGGACGGCACAGATCGCACTCCTCCGGCGCCTGCGACACGATCACCAGATCCACGCCGGCCGCGCCGAGCCGATCCGTGTGCGCCTCCACCGCGGCCCGGCCGACAGCGGAGCGCATCGCCATCTCGACGTACGTGCGCAGCTCCCAGCCGTGGCCCCGTGAGTCGACGAAGCCCTTGATGCCCCGCCCGGCGAAGTCGTCCAGGGCGGCCTGCGCGGCCTGGCGTCGGGTCTGCGCGCCGAGCACGGGCGCTGCGGCGGCCCGGGACACGACGTCGCGGTACGCGTCCATCGTGGCCCGCAGCATCCGCAGATGGACGGGCCCGGTGTCGGCGATGACGGCCTGCGCGAGACGGTCGACGACTGGGGCGGTGGGCAGGGCGGTCGCTGCGGCGGCGGCCTGGCCGACGCCGAGCGCCCCCAGCTCGGCGACGGCAGCCTGCTGCCCCCGGTCGTACGCCTCGGCGAGGGCCTGCCCGATCGCG